ATAATGTCAATTGGGTTTTCTGTGCCCTGTGGAATTGTTCTAGAAGTCCACTGCACACGTTCCAGGTCCACTACACTTAGACTGGTCCAATCAATATAGTTGTCGGTGTTTTGTATTTCTAAACTAGGGTTAAACAGTGTGGCAATTTGTTCAAACAACTGCATCTTTTGATTGGTATTACTGGTCCAAATATCTAAGTTAATAGTCATACGATACGGAACTGGCATTAGTCGTTCAATAGTGAATGCATTGCCTTGTGTGGTTTCGTAAGAATCAGTAACCTCGTCGTAGGTACGTTGACGCACTTGCATTTTGCTCACATGATAAGGCTCTTGCATTCTTGGTCGATCATAATCTAACCCTGTGATATAGAATGTCATTAAAGGTGTAGCTGGCAAACTATTTGCACTATTTTGTTGCATAATAGTTGCTGCCTGCCTTGATGCATCACCATAACGAACCGGAACACGCAGTAGTTCAACGCCCAGTTGCGGGTCTCGGCCATACTCTACTTGAAAGTTACTGACCATGCGAGTAAACTGTAGCAGATACCGCCTTATTTGTTCATCAAAAAAATACATTTGCATTGTTAACTCGATTTCTGATCTGGTTGTGTATTAGGATATGGCTTGGGAGGGAAATTACCGCCTTGGTCACCATTGTCGGCTTTGGGCACAAGTGCCTGGCTAAGACTCTGGCGGCTAGGAACATTACCCAAGTCTGACGTTTGTACAGTGTATGTATTGTTAACAAAGCTGGAGCGTAAAGTATTATTGTCGCTGCCGGGAGTGAGTTGTGTACGAACATTATCTTCAATTTTAACCCACGATGTTCCGTTATAACGGAACAAACGATTGGGGAAATAATCTAATCTTAATGCATATTGTCCCAGTTCCGGAGTTGGAGGGAAAGATATACCAGCTGTGACAGGTAATCCATTAGGTGCTTTTCCGTCGCCTGTCAAGTAACCTTCTGTATAGCCGTCACCGCGTGGAGTGGTATTCATATTACTAACAGTTCTTGATGCATCGGTTAATGTGTAATCTGCTGTATAGGTACTAGGATCAGCAGGAGTACCATCCTCATTGGTTGGTACAATATAAAACTTAACAACATCGTAGCCAGACTTTGGAACCACAGCTTCTGCTTGAATCAAAATAGCATCATTAATTTCAAGATCTTTGGGTCTTGTACTCATTTGATCAGTTACAGTTGTTGGATCAGTCTTGAGTTGCCAATATTCTGTATTGCTGATATCAGTCCCGGGTGGTACATTTTTAATAGCAGTGTAATATTGATTACCAGAATTAACAACAGTGCCGCCAGGATAGAAGTTGCCGTTATCCCAAATATTTTCAGGTTCAAATGGTTGATCTGTGATTTGTTTATACTCTTGTGCATTAACCATAGGTGTGGCTTTGATGCGCCACAAGTGCGGTAACCAAGTTTGACTAAAACCTTCAGACGCAAAACTTGCATCTTGAATTACATAGTACTTGGGCAAAGCTCGCGGAATTGCTTCGTTGAGAGGATTGTAATCTTTCAAGTTTGGTACTTCTAGTACATCGCCACTCATAAGTTTGCGACCAAAAGTATCAATCATGTTATTATAATGAAACGTAATAAACAATGTATCGTTGTTTAAGAACAGTCCAAATTGGGTTAAATCAAAATCAATGTCTTGTGTTCGGTAAACTCCGCGCATGACATATATGTCGGGATCATATGCACGATCTCTGTTTTCCAACAACAACAAGTCTTCAATAAACAATGGATTACTAGAGTTGTATTTTGGTAATGTAGCGTCTGCATTTCCAGCATCATCTTTAGCAATTGGACCCATGTACTTGTGGACGTACAGGTCTACGCCGCCTATGGTGAACATTTCCGAAATGGTACGATCGAAGAATTTATAATCGTTTGTGCGATTGGGACGGTAAAGTGACAGGCGTGGAATTTTAATTCTCCTTAAAGCTCATGCAGTATTTATGGACTGGTTGACCATAATTGGGCAATGTGCTATAATTACATTGTAATCGAAATTAGGAGTCTAAATGGTTGTTACAAAATCCAAGCCCGTTGTGGTGGCTAAACCCAATGTCAAGCCCTTGAACCCGCGTAGTCCGGATACAAATCACATGGGCATGGAGCCGACTTGGGCTATTCAGCCCACAGAAAGTCGTGCTTCCCGACTAAGCACAGCATTCAGCTGGTACAATTATTTCTACGGCAAAAAAGAAGCCAAATTGATGATTGTGGATTGGTTAGAACGCCATGACCGCAAAGATCATGCACGAAAAATTCGCAGTGTACCTGACAGCCAAATTCGCCTGACCACAGGTTGGTTGTGTCGCATGAGCACAATGGGATTGGAATTAAATGAGCATGAACTGATTAAATTGGAAAATTTAATCCGTGATCTGTTGGCAGTAACTGAAACAGAAACAGAAGAAACAGAAGCAGACTCAGATGCTCCTGCGGTGGCAAAAATCACAATCCAAGATCGGTTGCGTGAGAAAATGAGTGAGGCCGCAGGCGATATTGATGGATTGTTTGATGATTTCATTGCGGCCAATGCCAAAGTAAACATGCAGTGGCAACCCATTGCAGTATTGCGTGGGCAAAATGTAGCCCCACAAATGGTCAGTAATATTGCGACAATTTGGAAACGTAAATTAGCCGAATTTGAAGCAGTGTTGGAGGGCAAAGACTCTCAACTGGTTGAGGGTTACAGTCACATTGGCAAACTGCAAATGAAGCAACTGGTAAAATTTGCTGAGCAAGTTATTACAGACTGCTCAAATTATGTGCAGATCAAGAAAGTTGAACGCAAGCCACGTGCCAAGAAAGCAGTGAGCCCGGAAAAACTCACAGCAAAGTTCAAGTACCTTAAGACCTTTCCGGAGCTTAAACTAGTATCAGAACCTGCTGTAAAACTGGTAGATGCTACAGAAGCTTGGTTGTATGATATTGCAAAACGCAAACTAATCCATGTGGTTGGTGATGCACACCGCGGAAGTTTCACAGTCAAGGGCAGTGCTATCATTGGATTTGATACTGGATCTAGCTCGCAAAAAACATTGCGTAAGCCAGCAGAGCAGATCAAAGCACTTATGTCAGCAGGAAAGCCTGCGGCACGTAAAGTGTTCAAGGAAATCAAAGCTACAGAAGTTAAGTTTAACGGCCGCGGCAATGACAATCTAGTGATCCTGCGGGCTTGGTAATTGACTAAATATTGGGGACGGAGTTCCCAATGGCTGAAACTGCAATTACCCTTATTGATCTTAAAAACAAACTGTTTGATTATGTACGTCTAACACTAGGCGATGGCATAATTGACATCGAAGTAGACCCTGCACACATGGAAGTGGCATACACACGAGCCCTGGGCGTTTATCGTCAACGGGCTCAAGCCGCTTATGAAGAAAGCTACAGCTTCTTAGAGCTGGTCAACAACATGAGCATATACACTTTGCCTCAAGAAGTTGTGCAGGTGCGCCAAATCTTCCGTAGAACTTTTGGTATTGCTACAGGACCTTTTGGATCTAACTTTGATCCATTTAGCCAAGCACAGATGAATGTGTACTTGATCAACTTTAACCAAGCTGGTGGACTGGCCACTTACGACTTCTATACTCAATATGTTGAGTTAGCTGCTCGTATGTTTGGTGGTTTTATTAACTACACATTCAATCCTGTGACCAAGAAACTTCAGATGATCAGCTTGCCAAAAGGCACCGGCGAAGAAGTATTGTTGTGGTGCTATAATCTAAAACCCGAAATTAACTTGTTATCAGATTTCCAAATTAGCCAATGGATTAGAGACTACTCTGTGGCCGCCACCAAAATGATTATCGGTGAAGCACGTGAAAAGTTTGGTACAATTGCAGGTCCACAAGGTGGCGGTACTTTAAACGGCACTGCTATGAAAAGCGAAGCCCAAACCCAAATTGATGCTCTATTGCTACAGCTCACAAACTATGTGGATGGAAGTGCTCCTCTTACTTTTGTAATCGGTTAAAATATAGGTCAAAAGAAACGTACACAGAGTTTCAAAAAGAAAAATCTAAACAAACTTGCATTGGGAGATATGGGGTCAAGAATGGCAGTCAAACCAAAGAATCAAGGGAAAAGATTAGTGATTCTAGAATCAGAAATGGTGCTACTCCAAAGCATCTAAGAAGTTTACGTAGAATATATTACGATGCGGTATGGAAGATCACAGAAGAAAGCTGGCGTGATCATTTTGATGCAATAAATCCAGAACGGCAAAATCGCACTTATAACGCACTGGACCATATCTACAGCATACAACAAGGATTCCGCGATTCGATACCACCCTACATAATTGGGCATTGGACCAATTTAAGGGTTATTAGCCTAAGTGAAAACGGCATCAAAGGCATGCGTTGCGATAAAACCAAAGAAGAATTATTTGAAGATTTTGAGCTTGCAATTTAATTAAATCTCTGCTATACTCTTAGCATGAGCTCACTAATGATCGACATCGAAACCATTGGGGTAGCACCCGCTGCCACCATCTTAACTATAGCTGCCCAATCATTTGACCCTTTGGGCACTGGGTATTATAAACAACATTACTACGCTAGGATTTCATTAGAAAGTCAAGAAAATCGAACTATCGATGACAGTACTTTAAATTGGTGGGCAACCCAACCAGCACCTGCCAGAGAAGAAGCTTTTGCCGAGGATGGTCGTATTCCGTTAGATCAGGCCCTAGATGAATTGGGCAAACTAATCTGGACTAGTAAATTTTTGTACTGTCAAGGACCCACGTTTGATTGTACTATTCTTGAGCATGCCTACAAGAGTTATAACAAACCCTTGCCCTGGAAATACTACATGGTGCGGGACAGCCGCACGGTGTTTAGCCTATGGCCAGATCAGCCAATTCCTCCTACAAGCCACCATGCGCTGGTAGACTGCCGAAGACAAATTGGCATGCTTCAAACAACACTCAAACACCTCAACGTAAAGGAACTCAAATGATCATTGGCATCTGTGGACTCATTGGCGCCGGCAAAGACACCGCCGCGGATTACCTAGTAAACGACCATGAATTCAGAAGAGAAAGCTTTGCTAACACACTCAAAGATGCAGTGGCACAAGTTTTTGGGTGGGATCGTACATTACTAGAAGGGCGCACAAAAGAGGCCAGGGCCTGGCGAGAAGAAGTCGACACATGGTGGGCAGAACGTTTGAACATGCCTAACTTAACTCCTAGATTGATGCTACAACTGTGGGGAACAGAAGTTTGTCGTAAAGGATTTCATGATGACATCTGGATTGCTAGCCTAGAAAACAAACTACGTAGAAGCCGGGATGATATTGTGATCAGTGATTGCCGTTTTCCTAATGAAATCAAAGCTATTAAACAACAGAATGGACTTGTTATTAGAGTTGTTCGTGGTCCAGAACCTGACTGGTACAATGCCGCGGTAAGTGCTAATCAAGGACCCAACGGCAATTCTACATGGAGCATTAGTAGACAAAGATTACTAAAGCTGGGCATCCATGCTAGCGAAACATCCTGGATTGGCACCAACTTTGATGCAGTGATTGATAATAATGGTACCCTAGACCACTTGTATTCTCAACTTAATGATCTGCTTGCAAATCGCCTTTGATCCAAGGCACATCCATCCTCTTGACTTCTTCTATGCAGTTAAGACATATGGTTCTTAAATTTGCTCCTTTTACATTGTGTTGATCACCATCAACATGGTACACAAGCAACTGGCTAGCATAACGTGATCTAAAACCACAACGATCACAAACCAGTTTCTTTTTATAACCCGCAGTTTTCCATCTAGGATCTGGGGGTTTTTCTTTGCGGCCTCGTTTGATACAATACTCACAATATTTTCTATAGTGAGTAACACTTTCTTTGATATAGTTAACTGCTGATGGACGTTGATTGCAAGATTTACATATGGGTCTCATGGTGTATTTACACAAAACCTTTGCAAAGGGATGTTCAACTGCCTGGTTTTTAATAAAAAAACTAAATATTAGAAAGTTTAAAAGGAGCCAAATATGGCATTAGTTTCACCAGGCGTACAAGTCTCGATAATTGACCAAAGCAATTATATTCCAGCGGCGACCAATTCGGTTCCGTATATTTTATTGGCCACTGCACAGAACAAAATTTCTGCATCTGGGGTAGGAGTTGCTGCAGGTACTTTGGCAGCTAACGCTAACAGAGTTTATTTGATTTCCAGTCAGCGAGATTTAGTTGCTACATATGGCAACCCATTCTTCTACAAAACCACCACTGGCACCCCAATTAATGGATACGAACTCAACGAGTACGGATTGCTTGCAGCTTATTCTGCATTGGGCGTTACTAACCGAGCATATGTTCAACGTGTAGATATTAATTTAGCCGATCTGACTGCTACGTTGGTTCGTCCTTTAGGAGATCCTTCTAACGGAACTTATTGGTTAGATACTGCAAATTCATTGTGGGGAGCGTTCCAATGGAACGTAGTAACAGGCACATTTACTGTTAAAAATCCAATTGTTATAACCAGCACTGACAACCTAACTATGGGCGTGCCCAACGTTAGCATTGGATCAATTGGTGATTACGCTGTAGTAACAACTAATACTTCTAATCCCATGTACTACAAAGCTGGGTCTGTTACTGTCGCAGACACAACGGCTACTGAATTATCTGATTTATACAATCAGTGGGTATTGGTTGGTAGCGATCAGTGGAAATTAAGCTGGCCTACTGTGCAAGGAACCAATGCTGTTACTACTAATTTAACAGCAGGTAACACTATTGTTATTAACGGTACACCTGTTAACGTACCTGCGTCTACTAACAACACAATACAAGGCCTAAGTGCAGCTATCAATACCGCTAATATCCAGGGCGTATACAGTGCTGTAATCGATGACAAGATACAATTCTACATTGATAGCAGCGCCACTGCTGATGGATCTACTGCTGATGATGGTATTATTGTGTTTGGTGCTTCTAGTACTGCTGGATTAATGACCACTTTGGGCTTAACAAAAGAAAATACATATTACGCACCGGCTTTGCAACAAAGTGCAAACTATACTGTGCCACGTTGGAGAACAAGTGATGAACAACCACATCCTACCGGATCTGTTTGGAACAAAGTAACCAATGTTAACTTAGGAACCAATTTGGTTGTTAAGAAATATAGTACTACACTAGGTGCATGGATTCAACAGTCTGCCGCAGCATATAGTAACGATCAAAGTGCAAACGCTGCTCTTGACCCAAGTGGCGGCGGACGATTAATTGCCGCTGGTGCAACCTATGCTCAATATAATGTAGCCCCAGAGGAAAATTTAATAACTAGTCTGTACAACAACACGTACACATTAGAATTATTTGAACGTGTTTATTATGGTACAGTTGGCGAAACAATTATTACAGGTAACAATACTGCTCCAGTATTTGTAACTGCTACAACATTTACAATTCAAACTAGCACCGCTGGTTCTAGCTCGTTAACCAATCCAGTGACTGCAACAGTAAATGGTACTACTCCGGCTGATTTTGTTGCTGCTGTCAGTGCCGCTGGTGTATTAAACGTTAGTGCAAGTGTTGATAGTACCGGAGCAATTGTGTTAACACAAAGCAAAGGTGGTGTAATTGTTCTTGTTGAAACTTCTGGTACTCCAGTAAGTGCAGCAGGTTTTACTAACACAGTTGATGGTTGCAGAGACAACGGCACAGGTGGATTGATATTGAGTGCGTGGGTTCCATTGACATATACTGCTAGTAACACTGCACCTACAGTTGATCCGGCCAATGGACGTAACTGGTACTACAGTTCTACTAACCAAGTTGACATCATGATCAATAATGGAACTACATGGCAAGGCTATCAAAACGTTAGCAACGATGTACGCGGCTACAACTTGACTCTAACAAGCCCAAATGGACCACAAATTTCTGCAACTGCACCCACTCAACAAAGTGATTCAACTCCATTGGTGTATGGTGACTTGTGGATTGATGTAAGCAATCTTGAACTTTACCCAGTGATCAAACGTTGGGAACAAGTCAACGGAGTTGATCAATGGGTTACTATTAACAACACCGATCAAACTACTGAAAATGGTTGCTATTTTGCTGATGCTCGTTGGGCAACAAACGGAACTACTAATCCAATCACTGATTCTATTCCTACAATCAAGAGTTTGTTAACCAGCAATTATCTTGACATTGATGCCCCTGATGCTGGATTATATCCAACTGGTATGTTGTTGTTTAACACACGCCGCAGCGGATTCAACGTTAAAAACTATCAAAGCGACTACTTTAATGCAACTGATTTTGCATTTGAGACATGGAGTAATACCACAACTTATACCATTGGAGCCAAAGTAAATTACAATGCCACATTGTATGTTGCAACAGTGTCAAGTGTGCCTGCTGGCACTTTGCCAACCAACACTAGTTATTGGTCAACATTGCAATTAAATGCCTGGGTAACCTCGGCTGGAAACCGTACAGACGGCAGCCCATACATGGGACGTTTTGCTCAACGTGCCTTGATTGTTGCTGCACTCAAGAGTGGTATTGATTCTAGCTCGCAGATTCGTGAAGAACAAAATCAATTCAACTTGATTGCTTGCCCACAGTATACAGAACTGTTGACCAACATGGTTGCACTCAATAACGAGCGCAATAATACAGCGTTTATTGTTGGTGATACACCGATGCGTTTACCAGCAAATGCCACAGATATTGTTGCATGGGCCACCAACAACAATGGCAATGGATTTGTCACTGGAGACGGTGTTGATAATGCATTGTTGACAGGCGGCGGATTGAATACTGCCAGTGCTTATGCTGGCGTGTTCTGGCCAAGTTGCCAGACTACCGATTTGTCAGGCAGTGTGGTTGTACAACCTCCAAGCCACATGATGATACGTACTATTATTCGTAATGATGAAGTTGCTTATCCATGGTTGGCACCTGCCGGCACACGCCGCGGTGTGATTGACAATGCTGATGCAATTGGTTATATTGATTCAACCACAGGTGAATTCATTGTAACTGGTGTAAACCAAGGACTACGTGATATATTGTATGTTAATACAATTAACCCAATTACATTCATTCCAGGCGTTGGCATTACTAACTTTGGCAACAAGTCACTAACCTCGACTACATCTTCGTTGAATCGTATTAACGTTGCTCGATTGGTTGCGTTTGTACGTGGACGTTTAGAAGAAATTGGTAAACAGTTCTTGTTTGAACCAAACGATCAGATCACACGCAACGAAATCAGGAATGCTATCAATGGATTGATGATTGACTTGATTGCCAAACGTGGTATCTATGACTTCTTGGTTATTTGTGATCTTACAAACAATACACCTGCTCGTATTGATGCCAACGAATTGTGGGTTGACATTGCAATTGAACCTGTTAAAGCAGTTGAATTCATCTACATTCCGGTTCGTTTGAAGAACACAGGCCAGATTGCTGCAGGCCAAACTGCCGTGAGCCAGGCACTCTAAATATACCGCTAGAGCCGAAAATGGGAGTTTTGACTCCCATTTTTTTTGACCTCGAATGTGGTAAATAATAGCATAGGAGATATTATTATGGCCGTTGCATCATTAACAAGAATGACAGTACCCTTGGCTAGCGATCAAAGTGCTAGTAACCAAGGCATGCTCATGCCCAAACTCAAATACCGCTTCCGTGTGATCTTTGAAAACTTTGGTGTTAGTACACCACGAACAGAATTAACCAAACAAGTTATAGACTTTAAACGTCCTAGCTTGAGTTTTGAAGATATTATTATTCCAGTTTACAACAGTAATTTGAAATTAGCTGGACGTAGCACCTGGGCCGAAACCACATGCAACGTTCGTGATGATGCAAGTGGAGCGGTCAGTAGACTAGTAGGCGAACAGGTCCAGAAACAAATGGACTTCTTGGAAATGGCATCTGCTGCTTCTGGGATTGACTACAAGTTTACCACACGTTTTGAAGTTCTTGATGGTGGTAATGGAGCAGCTACTCCGATTGTGTTAGAAACCTGGGAATTGTATGGTTGCTACTTGAAGAGTGTTGACTATGGAGACATGGCTTATAGTTCAAATGAGCCAGCTACTATTGCAATGACTCTTCAATTCGACAACGCTAACCAGACTCCTAATGGAACTGGGATTGGCACCGCTATTGCTAGAACAGTTAACGACGTCATTACAGGGTAATTAGTATGGCTTGGGGCCAGGATTTCCTTAAGGGGTTTATTGGCGTTAACACGCTTAAAGACTACGCACACGCGGCAAAGACCTTTAGAACCAATGGATATGAACTTGCTCCTCGGAACAAGTTCTTATTCCACGTTCACTTTAATTTAAACACCAGCCAAATTCCAGTTTTAGCAGCAGCATTTCCATCTAGTGACAGCAGCTCTCTTGGTGTATTGGTAAAAACAGTACAACTTCCTACATTCAACGTTGAAACTGAAACTCTAAATCAGTACAATCGTAAACGTGTAATACAAAAGAAAATTAACTATCAACCTGTTGCTATTGATTTCCACGACGACGGCGGCGATGTTGTTCGTAACATGTGGTACAATTATTATTCTTACTACTACAAAGATCCAAACCAACAGTACGGATCGGGAGCCGCCGTGCCAGCCGAAAACGGATCAATTGGCGCATTGGCCAACAAAACTGGATTTGCCTACGGAACAAGAGACATATATGATGGCAATCGTTCTGTAAACGACTGGGGATTTATTGGTGAAGCGTACAGTCAATCAAGTGCTGGAGGTCCCGGTGGCAATTCCGGCGGCGATCAAACCAGTGGTAAGCCACCATTCTTTAGTGACATCACAATTTATGGATTGAACCAACATAAATTTGCTGCTTACACCCTAATAAATCCTTTGATCAAAGAGTGGAGACACGATACGTATGACTACTCTCAAGGCGGCGGTATTATGCAAAACACCATGATCATTGAATATGAGACTGTGAAATACTATTCCGGTGCAATCGGCCGCAGCAGACCAGATACCAACGTTGAAGGATTTGCAGATCCGGTACACTACGATACTACTCGAAGTTCTCTTGCTCGCCCTGGCTCCACAGCCAGTGTGTTGGGACAAGGTGGTCTAATAGATACAGGTATTGGTATAATTGAGGACTTGCAAAGTGGTAGTGTTAGTGGTGTCATTGGTGCTATACAAAAAGCAGGCACAGCATACAACACTTTTCAGAATAGAAATTTACGATCAGTTGTTAGTGAAGAAGCAAATACCTATCTTAAATCTGTGTTACGTACCAGTTTGCCCGCTGCTGTTAGACAAGCACAAAACGGTGAAGGTGGTTTTATATTCCCTCAGGCACCCACAGGTCCAAAATAATCTATGAATACAATCAACGCAATAAATCCTAAAGTAGATTTAAGTGTGCGAGTTTTTGACTCGTTTTATTCCTACGAAGAATTTGTACCATCAGAAGAATATGATGTAGTTTTTAGTTTTTTTAAAAGTATCTTTACTGAACCTGATGCCGCAGGAAATTTTACAATTGCTTTGTTTCGCATTGCTAGCACTACTAATACGCCGGTATTGACATTGTTAGCGCAAATGGAGGGCCAAGATCAAATGAATATCACAAAAACTCTAGCATACTATCTTAATAACTTGCGTAGTCCAGCAACATTGTTGGGCTTTGGAGCCACAGTTACTCCTAATTACTACACAGCCAGGAATGTAAAGCCATGAGCCGCTGGGCCCAAGGTACATATGAAGTCGTAAACAAACACAAGTATGTGGGAAATGGTACTCCTAGATATCGCAGTGGTTGGGAACATGCTTTTTTTCGATTTTGTGACAACAATAATAGCATTTTACAATGGGCAAGTGAAAGCATTCAAATTCCGTATCGTAACCCAGTAACTGGAAAACAAAGTATCTATGTACCAGACGTGTTGATCACATATCAGCAAAAAAATGGAACCACAAGAGCTGAACTTATTGAAATCAAACCTAAAGGACAGAGCGTAGTTACTGAAGGCATGAAGCCTAGAGACCGCGCTGTGGTTGCTGTCAACTATGCCAAATGGGCCCAAGCTACTAAGTGGTGCGCCCGCAATGGACTTACCTTTCGTGTCATAACTGAAGATGATATGTTTGTAAACGGCGGCCGCTAACCCTATAAATAGGGTATGAGAAAACTTGAAGAATTATTTGATTTACCAACATCAGTATTTGACGATGTTACACCCGAAACTAGTTCAGAACCTCCTAGCACATTTCAACTAGACGAAATAAACAGCACAATCGACAAGATTGATACAGCATTACCTACTGTAAGAGATCTTAGTGCTAGCGACACCGAAATGGATGATCTAGCCAAGTTAGCCACAGATAGCTACAAAGACCTAATGGATCTCGGTATGCAAGTTGACTCAAGATTTGCTAGTGAGATTTTTAATTCGGCTGGCACTATGCTAGGTCATGCTATCACAGCAAAAACAGCCAAAATGAACAAAAAACTCAAGATGATTGATCTACAGCTTAAAAAAGCACGACTTGATCAAATTGAACGAGATAAAAGCGAAAACAATTCTACTAACATGCCAACAGCCGAAGGGCAACTGCTAGATCGTAATAGTTTATTAGAAAAATTATTAGGCGATAGATCAGGAAACGGCAAAAAAGAATAAATATCATATAGGACCTTACCATGAAAACATTTCATCAGTATCTGTCAGAAAGCGCACAAACTTACGATTATCGTATCAAAGTAGTGGGCGACATTCCGACTGGTTTCTTTGACCAACTCAAAGACAAACTTTCACAATTTGATGTTGTGAAAATGACCAACCCAAAGAGTACACCTGTGCAAAAATTGCTCAAAGACTTTCCTGACCAGGAAAATCAAAGCATGACTTTTGTAGATGTAAGCTTTCGATACCCTGCTATTGAACCTCAAGTACAACGTTTAGCTGAGTTTATGGGTGTAAGCCCTAATCGTGTTTGCATGAACGATCTTGAGTATTCCGAAGGCATGGCCAAAGAGATTTCTGATATTGAAGCACAGAACAAAGATTTGTTAACTGACACAGATTTCCCGGCACCCGATGCCAAGCAAAAGGAGCTGTCACAAGATTACAGTGCAAACCCATACAAGCATGCTGTGTTACAGAATGCCTATCGCACAGAGTTCACAGTAGCAGGTGGCAAAACACCACCTGCTAAAACCACAAATGATTTGCCAATGGGTGAGAAGAGTCCTTTTGCAAATATCAAACGTCCTCCAAAGCCAGCAACTGGTGCATCACCAAAAGGAAAATAAAATGACATTTTTTTACGACATGAACAAAAAATTGGCTGACCTAGCCGACAAGCAAACACTTACTGAAAGTGCAGTTGCTGAAGCTGGTTATAGTGCCAAGGCTGCTAGAGCAGGACACGATCTTGGACAACCAGGCAAAAACTTTGGCAAGATTGCCAAAGGTGCTGCCGAACGTTATGGCTCCAAAGCTGCCGGAGAGCGTGTGGCTGGTGCAGTGTTAAACAAACTACGTCATCCAAAAGAAGACATGGACGAATCAGCATTTCAAGCTGCAATTGGTAAAAAGAAATACGGCAACGAAGGCATGAAAGCTTTGCAAAAAGCCGGACGTGAACATGCCGGTGCCAAGACCATGGATACCATACGCAATCGATATGACAAGTACGACGAAAGTATGGGCATGACTGATGAAGGCAATGCATTTTCAGGTGCAGTAGCTAGGGCCAAAGCCGATGGTGTTCAACCTGGTGAAAAAATCAACGTTGGCGGCAAACAATACCCTGTTAAAGAAGCAGGGCCAATGACTGCCAAGCAACAAAGTTTTGCTAAACTTGCTCCACCAAAAGACAAAATCACCTTTGCTGACAAGATTGCTGGTGCCAAAAAAGAAGTTGATGAGATGTTAGGTGACGTTGCTGCCAATGCTATAAAAGGTGCATTGAGTGGTAAGAAGCAAGGCGCCATGGAAGAAATAAAAACCCGCAAGATTGCAGGTAACCGTTACGGTGGTGCTAGACAAATTGACAAGCCAGAACATGACGAAGCTCCTCGAGGCAAGGCCAAAGCTGGCCGCCCAGAAGACGATCAGCTCAAAGCTGATTTTGGCGCATTTGGTATAGGCAAGCCAGTTAAGTTGGCCAAACACAAAGGCGCAGTTACTAAGCACGAACTCGGCGACAAAACTCCTGCTAGAGGCCAAGCTGCTGATGCTGCATTTAAAGCCAGTGAAAAAGCAGCCAAAGGCGTCAAGAAAGTTAAAGAAAGTCCAGGTGTAGATGTAACTGATCAAGGAGAATACGATCAAGAAGGCAATATGGCCAAAGATCAGATCAAGACTGTAGTGCGTCATGCACAGGCTCTAGAAAAAATCCTCGGTAACAACGACAACTTGCCAGAATGGGTACAATCTAAGTTGGCCAAGATTGAAGGTATGATGACTGCTGTAGATGACTACATGCAGAATCAACAAGACGACGACATGGACGGTGAACAAGAGCCTATTGATGAAAAAGCAAAAAGCAAAAAGCAACAACGTTTTATGGGCATGGTACATGCCACGCAAAAGGGCGAAAAAGCTCCTTCAAAAGAAGTTGGTAAAGTTGCCAAGACCATGAAGAAGTCGGATGCTGAAGATTTTGCAAGCACCAAGCAAAAAAGTTTGCCAGAAAAAGTCAGCAAAAAGAAAAAAGAAGTTGAAGAAACAACTACATCTGGTTCAGTTGCCACAGGTTCATCCGAAGGCAGCAAAGGCAGCGTGT